TGAAGCCAAGGGTGTATGGACGGTGGATGATCGAACGAAGCATCTACTAGTCCGTCAACAACATCCACACCTAGACATCCGACTAGTATTCATGAATGCTTACAACAAGATACGGAAAGGAAGCAACACTACCTACGCCCGCTGGTGCGAAAAGAAAAACATAATATATGCACATAAAACTATACCAAAATCATGGCTTTCACAAACACACACCAACCCTGTCCAAAGTGCGGATCAAGTGATGCAAGAGCCACTAACGACGACGGAAGCTGGCACTGTTTCAGTTGCAACCGTCACGATGGAGGAGGAGGACGAGTGAGCGAACCAACACCGAGAGAGTTTGTTAACGGATCACCTCAAGCAATCGCCCGAAGAAACCTAACTGAAGATACTTGTCGGAAGTGGGGATATTGGATGGGTGTGGTGGATGGTCAACCTGTACAGATCGCTAACTATAAAACAAGAGACGGCAAGACATGTGCACAAAAGCTACGGTTTGCTGACAAAAGTTTCAGAGTTAGAGGTGAGCTGATTGGATTGTACGGACAGCACCTGTGGCGAGACGGAGGCAGACGAGTGGTTGTGTGTGAGGGTGAGGTGGATGCGTTGAGTATCAGCCAAGCTTTCGATAACAAGTGGCCAGTCGTCAGTGTACCTAACGGAGCAGGAGCAGCCAAGAAGTTCATAGCACAAGCTATCGATTGGTTAGACAGATACGATCAAGTGGTCTTCTGCTTTGATATGGATGATGTCGGACGGAAGGGAGCAGCGGAATGTGCAGCACTCTTAACACCAGGTAAAGCACACATCGCAGAGCTACCACTAAAGGATGCTAACGACATGCTTGTTGCTAACAGAAGTAAAGAGTTAGTACAGTGCTTGTTTGATGCAAGAGAGTACAGACCGGACGGCATCGTAAACGGTAAGGAGTTGTGGGATGTTATCTCTCAGAAGGAGGTACACAAAAGCAAACCGTATCCGTTTATCGGACTGAACCACATAACACACGGGATGAGACTAGGAGAACTTGTAACTGTTACTGCTGGTAGTGGTATCGGTAAGAGTCTGTTCTGTCGTGAGATCGCACACCATCTGTTAGGACTGGGTGAGACTGTTGGTTACATAGCTCTTGAAGAATCCGTCAGGCGTACAGCGTTGGGTATCATGGGTATCCACATGAACAAACCACTACACCTCGATGATGATATGTTAGATGAGAAGGAACTGAAACCTGCGTTCGATAGGACTGTGGGTAACGGTAAGTTCTACACCTACGATCACTTCGGTAGTATGGAGAGTGACAATCTGTTATCTAAGATTAGGTATCTGATCAAGGGCTTCGATTGTAAATGGATATTCTTGGACCACCTCTCGATTGTTGTTAGTGGTATACAAGGAGACGATGAACGCAGACTGATAGATAATACAATGACCAAGCTACGATCTCTTGTTGAAGAGACAGGGTGTGGTATGGTATTGGTCAGTCACTTGAAGCGTGTGGATACCGGACATGAAGAGGGTGGACGAGTAAGTCTGCATCACCTCCGAGGGTCCCAAGCAATCGCACAGCTATCGGACATGGTCATCGGATTGGAACGCAACCAACAAAGCGACAGACTATCCAATGAAACAAAAGTAAGAGTACTGAAGAATCGATTCAGCGGTGAGACCGGACACTGTAGTACGTTGTATTACAACATAGACACCGGACGATGCACCGAGGAAGAGAGGGCGAGTACCTTCAATGAAGAAACAAATAACAATAATGAACCATTCTAAATAATGAAACAACTAACAGATAATCAGATAGAGTTCCTTGCAAGTGCTATGGTTAACGGTGCACAGGCAGAGCTAGTAAACTACTTGAGGTTCCAAGACGGAGCATTCCAACACAACAGTAAATACTTCAGGGATACCTACAAAGAATTAGATTTATTCGGACACGAAGAGTTCAATGCAGTGCTTCGTAAAGTCTTAAAGAAATATCTACAGGACAACGAAGAGCTGTATGTTATGTTCGGAAAGATGAGTAAAGTATTGGAGGAGGAAGCATGAACACTACTATAACTAAGAAGCAGGTGTTTGGTATACTTGCTGCAGCTACTTACATCAGAACTATATCATTGAGCTGTGAAAAAGAAGATTTCAAGGACCTGGTTAATCCAGATATTGTACATGATACAGGAACATTCTTGTTAGCACTAGCTCAAGAGTTGATGCCTGATGATAAAGAGTTTGACGGACTCAGGGAAAGCGTGAAGAAACATCTATCGAAACCTTCTAATAAAAAATGAGAACACTATTCTTTGATATAGAAACAAATGCTCTTGAGGACTTCACTAATCTGACGGACTTACACACTGTACACTGCTTGTCGGTGTACGATCCAATGACTCCTAAGATGGTGACCTTTGCTGGAGATAGTATACACCGTGGACTGACAGCACTAGCAGAAGCAGACCGTATCGTCGGACACAATGTTATTAAGTTTGATATACCTGCTTTGAAGAAGCTGTACGGATTCTCTCCACCTCTGGTTAAAGTAGTAGATACATTGGTGATGAGTCGTTGTATCTTTTCTGACCTACGCAACGAGGACTTCGGTCGGAACAACTTCGATCCTAAACTTGTAGGCAGTCACAGCTTGAAAGCTTGGGGACACCGGATGGGTAAAGCTACGAAGCTGACATACGGAGAAGAGGACGGTGCGTTCGATCACTACAACGAGGAGATGCGGAAGTACTGCGAGAGAGACTGTATAGTTACACAGTTGTTGTACGATTATCTAATCAAGCAAGAGCCAAGCAATCAGATGATAGCTATCGAGCACTGGTTTGCTTTTATCATATCCCAACAGGAACGACACGGTTTCAGCTTTGATCTTGATAAAGCAGACAGACTAACAGCCAAGCTTACATCTATTCGTGCTGAGTTGAAAGACGAACTGCAACAGATGGTAGCACCCAAGGTGGAAGAGATGAAGAGTCCTGCTGGTTGGACGGTTGAAGGACACACAGCACCGACTAAAGCAAAGTTAAAGTTAGTACTGAAAGATGCCGGACTAAAACAATCTCTTGTTAACGATGCAGTCAAGACAGGTAACAAACAAAAGACTACACTGTTCAACCCTGGTTCCCGACAACAGATAGCAGCTGCACTGTTAGACTTAGGATACGATCTACCAAAAGAACCAGATGCTACCACACCTAAAGTAGATGAGGGAGTACTGAAGAAGATAGACCATCCAATAGCACAGAAGTTGTTAGACTATCTATTAGTACAGAAAAGACTTGGTCAGTTAGCAGAGGGAGAACAAGCGTGGTTGAAGCTGGCTAAGAACGGACGGATACACGGAGCAGTGAATACAAATGGAGCGGTGACTGGGCGGTGTACACACAGCAATCCAAATGTAGCACAGGTTCCTGCTTGTCGTGTACCGTATGGTGAAGAGTGTCGGGATTTATTCGGTGCGGGTAGTGGTATGAAGTTGGTTGGATGTGATGCTAGTGGTTTGGAGCTACGGATGTTAGCACATTACTTAGCATTCTACGACAGAGGAGAGTACGGTAAGATCGTAACAGAAGGAGATATACACACAGCTAATCAACAAGCTGCTGGACTGGAGACACGGGACCAAGCTAAGACATTCATCTATGCTTTCCTATACGGAGCAGGTGATGCAAAGATTGGAGACATCGTAGGAGGTACAGCTAAAGAGGGACAGATGTTAAAGCGTAAGTTCCTATCTAACCTACCAGCACTGAAGCGTCTGCAACAAGACATCAAAAGAAAAGTAGAGAACGGTGGTGTACTGATGGGACTTGATGGTCGGGTGTTACGCATACGCAGTAGTCACGCAGCACTAAACATGTTGTTACAATCAGCCGGAGCGGTGTGTATGAAGGTAGCACTTATCCAACTGTTCCACGCACTAGGTAAACATAAGTGGCAGCACGGGAGAGAGTATGCATTTGTTGCTAACATACACGACGAGTTCCAAGCAGAAGTAAAAGGAAGATATGCAGATGACTTCGGTAAGTTAGCAGTTCAAGCTATTCGTGTAGCAGGTAAAGAACTAAAGCTGAATGTACAGTTAGATGCTGAGTACAAAGTAGGAGACACATGGGCACAGACACACTAAGATATGGACGAAGTACAATACGATAGTTACACTACTCTTGCATACCTCTATGATACACACGATCTTACCATGCCATCATCAAATTCACAACGGATAGGAGCAATAGCAGAGACTCGCTTCATAGCTGAATGTTTAGAGCGGGACTTTGAACCACACACACCAACGACTCCTATGCCTTGGGACTTTATAGTCCACTGTCCAGCAGGTGATCTAAGAGTACAAATAAAAAGCACAAGCGTTAAGGACAAGTCAGCTTACACAGTTAACTCGTCGTGCGGTGCATCTGTAAAAGGATACATGTCTGATGATATAGATGTTGTAGGTATTTATATATCTCCGTTGAAGGAGTGGTGGATGATACCTAGATACTTGATAAAGAGTAAGACAATCAAGCTGTACCCGGAGAATCCAAGCAAAAGTAAATACAAACAATACCAAAACAATTGGAGCATATACTATGAGTAAAACTACACTATTAATAGACGCAGATGTATTAGCATTTGAAGCATCTGTTGTCGCAGAAGAATCAATACAATGGAAGGAAGAACTGTGGACTGTACATGCTGACATGGCACTGGCTAAAGCTCGTGTGATTAATCGTATAGAAGAGTTCAAAGATACACTGAGATGTAAAGACTACATACTATGTTTGTCTGATCGTGCTAACTTCCGACGCAAACTATTCCCTGACTACAAAGCAAACCGTGCTAAGTCTCGACTGCCCATCATCCTTCGACAAGTAAAGCAGTGGATCATCGATGAACTAGGTGGTTTGTTGTGGGCTAACTTAGAAGCTGACGATGTTATATCTATCTTAGCTACAAGTATGGAAGAAGAGACGATCATTGTTAGTATCGATAAAGACTTCAAGAGTGTACCAGGTATCTTCTTTGACTATAACAAAGGAGAGTATCACCAACCAACAGTCGAAGAAGCAGATAACTTTCACTTGATACAGACACTGACCGGAGATGCAACAGATGGATACGGTGGTGTACCAAAGGTAGGAGCTGTTACTGCTAAACGAATACTAGATAAAGAGGGATACACATGGGAGACTGTAGCAAACTGCTACGAGAAAGCTGGACTCACTGAACAAGATGCCTTAATGAATGCATGGATGGCACGACTGTTACGCATCGAGAACTATAATATAGAAACAAAAACAATAGAGAAATTATGGACACCGAAGAACTACCAAACCAAGGATATACTAAACAGTTTACAACGGGGGCGAAGCGTGATGGGGACAATGGACGGGGACGACCCAGCCTTATACCTCCGGTCGCCTTACGCAGTCTCGCCAAACGATTTGAAGCTGGCGGAAAGCTTTACGGAGACGACAACTGGAAGCAAGGATTCCCACTAAGTAGATTGTATGACTCGATGTTTAGACATTT